GTTTGCAAAAGGTAATACTATTGCAACTATTATAGAACAAATTTTTACATCAACATTAGAGGGGCATAAACTGGTTATAAGAAATACTCAACCAGAAATATATGGGAGTGTTTCTCAATTTATTATTGTACCGTGGATTCTGACCTCAGTAAAAATTAGAGAAGAGCAGCCCATATATGATCTAGCCATTCAAGACTATAATCGAGATATCACGTATTATGTAATACCATACCTAACAACCCAAGCAACCGCTTCAATAGATCAACAACTACCAATACAGCTTAAACAGCGCAATCAAATGATTGAAAATTTAAAAATACGAGTTAGAACAGGAAAATTAGAAAAAAAATATGATTATCTGTTCACTGGTGAAAATACCGAAGTTTTAAATGTTGATTTTAAATTTGATACTTTTTTCAAAGCAGTCATTCCATTATATGCCGGCACAACCAATAATTCTAGATATAGAGCAGGCCAACAATTAAGTGACGAAGGCGGCGTGTTACAACAAACTATAGAAAATACAGCAGCTCTACAAAAAGCAACATTCGATAGAAATAGGCTACTAAACACCCCCGAAGGAGAAAAAATAGACCCGAGCCTACGCAGAGCGGCGATTGCTGAAGCAACCAAAAGAATTGAAGATTCTAGAGCCAGAGTAGAAGATCTTTCAATAAAATCTTCCGTTATTTTACAAGAAACTGCTAGAAGAAATAGAGAAAATATTATTTCCGGTGATACATTTGCAGAAGATTTAAGTAGTTTTACAGGTAACATTTTTCCAGTAACAATAGATAAAAGTGTTAGAGAAAGTGGTCAAGACGGCGCTGGTAATATTGAAGCAAATGCCATTCAGCAGTCAATGACCACAGCAGTGCTAAATCAAGTAAAAGATAGAGCGATGGTTACCGTTAATTTAGAGATACGGGGCGATCCATACTGGTTGGGAGTCACTAATTTAGAAGAAAGTTTTTATCAACCATCAAACAAAAAAACAGGATTGGCTACATTTAATGACGGCAATATGTATTTTATTCTAAAAACTTTAATACCACAGGGGATTGAAGAACTTAAGGCAGATCAATCAAATGCTGCCACCGCAGGAAATGTAAAATTATCAGTCAATGAAGCATTTACCGGATTATATCTTATTAAATTCGTACTTCACAAATTTAATAAAGGAAGTTTTACACAAACTCTTGAAGCCGTGAGAGATGTTAATATAGATATTAATTTAATAGGAGGATTAAATGGCTAGATCAGAATTTAATGATTTTAAACGAAGCAATACTCCTAGATCAGAAAATACCGCACAAACATCTGTAAAAAATCAATACCATGGGATATATATTGGTAAAGTAAAAGAAAATAAAGATATAAGTCGAGAAGGTCGAATCAAAGTGCATATTCCCGAACTTTGCGGAGATCCCAGCGACAGTAAGTCTTGGATAAGAGTACAATATGTTTCTCCTTTTGCTGGATCTAGCCCGCCCACATTAAACAAAGCAGGCGGAAAAAATAGTAATCAGTCTCAAGTAAGTTATGGCATGTGGTGTATACCGCCAGATTTGGAAAATGACGTTATAGTATGTTTTATTAACGGAAACCCCAACCAAGGCATATATATTGGCTGTTTATATCAAACCGGAATGAATCATTCAGTTCCGGCAATTGGGATAGCGGTAAGTCAACAAAAAGGAGTTAAATTAGACGGTAAGGAAATTAATCCACCAACGGCTGAATATAATAAACGAGATTTAGAACAAGACCCGGAAAATCCGGAAAGACCAAGAGCAGAATCACTACACCAAGGGTTATATAATCAAGGGTTATATGCTGATGCAGACCGAGGCCCATCAAATGCATCAGCTAGACGAGAAGCACCAAGTCAAGTATTTGGGTTCAGTACCCCAAGAGGCCATAATATACACATAGATGATGGAGAAATTGAAGTTGATCCCACAACCGGCGAACCGCTATACGCTGATAACCAAGTAGTTAAAAAATCACTCACAAATGAATATATTCGTCTAAGAACAAGACACGGAACGCAAATAGTTGTTAATGATACATTAGGATATGTTTATATTAACTCAAGGCAAGGAAACTCGTGGTTTGAAATATCAGATGAAGGCATCAACTTATATACTTCAAAAAATTTCAATGTTAGATGTCAAGGTGATATGAATATTAGAGTTGATGGTAATTTAAACCAAGAAGTTATTGGCACTACAAATTGGCGGAACGGAGGAAATTTTAATGGGCAATACGAAAGCGATTTAAATCTATCAATTATACCCGGCGGCGGATCTTCCGGAGGCAACAACGAGCTTAGAATAAGTGCTAAAGGTGAAATATTCATTAATAGTGATGATGCAATCACAGTTGATGCTAGAAATCAATTAATACACAAAACTAGCACGTTGGTTCAAAAAGCAAATGCAATACACCACAATAGTTACAATGTATCCGGGGGCAAGGCTGCGCAGGGTCCCGAAAAAGGTGCGACCAGGGATCGCCAATTAACCGGTCCAGGGTACCCGGAGGGAGAAGTAGGTGGCGGAAGTTCAATATTGCCAGCTAGGGGATTGATTACGCATGAACCCTGGAATTACCACCAAAAAGTAGGATCGCCAAATACCAGTGAAAACAGTATTGGCAATGTTAGAAAAGAATGTCCTCCCGCCGGAACACAACCAGGCGCAGAGGAAGCCAACGCAAGTGCAGCCAGCGCACCAGGAGCAGATTCAAATATCAAAGCAGGAGGGCCCGCCGCCGCTGATCCAAGAATAGAATCGCAGTCAGTGTCGGACGATGAACGCGCTCTATCCGAATCGGTTGATAAAAAGAGAAACATACTTGAAAGAAGAAAAGCATTAGAAGAACGTGAAAAACAAAATAATGAACGAGCTCGAGAAGGGCAAGCTCAAGTAGAACGGCTGCTTACACAAGGAAAAATACAAGAAGCAAATGCGTTGTTGGACGAAACTGGTCAACGATTTGAAAATAACCAAGCATCAATCGAACTGCAAAAATTGGGGCTCGAAGCTGAATATAACGCAGTAGTAGAGAAATCAAGCCCGGTCAGCGCGCGACTAAGATCAACCCTTGCAAATTCAGCAGTTACATCGGGTAGACTAGCAGCACCTGTTGGTAGAAATCCAAATTCAATATCAGGGCCAATACAAACAATTATAAATGACGGACAAGCCAGAGCCGCAAACATAATTGATGAATTTTCTTCAAACGCAGTGCAATTATCAGGAAGATTGAATGAAAGTGTTGCCGCTGTTACCAATGCCGTTAATATAGTGCCAAATGTTACAAAAACTGCTCTTGCCGCAGCAGAAAATGCCGCAACCACATTTGGTACAAGGGTAATAGCCCCCGGCATTAGAACTTTTGAAAATATTTTTTCAAATTATACACAGAATTTAGAAAAAAACATTATTACACTAAAAAATGGTGCGGTACTAACAGATGCACTAAAGCCAGTCACTGTTTTATCAACGTCAACGTCAATGTTAAATAATATTCGCGCAGAATACCCATTTAGAGAAACGATTACTACCATTAAAAGTACCGGAGTTCAAATTATAGGATACGGAACTCAATTAACCGAAGATTTAGCCAATCGTTTTTCTGGTGGAGTAAAAATGGCAGCAGGCGAAGCGGAAGAGTTATTACGCGGCAGAATTGGGGAAGTAGAAAATACCATTAAATCCATTGTCACAGTGCCAATGACGCAAAATCAATTTGATTCGGTAGTATCTCTAGGCGAACACATTGGCCCGCAAGCACTGGCTAATTCCGATATGATACCGGCAATAAATTCAGGTAATGTCCAAGCTGCTATTAATGATTTTGAATGTTACACAAATGGCGGAGAATTAGCGCCAAGAAGACGAGCCGAGGCAGGAAATTATGCTAATGGCGGAGAAGGGTCAACGGCAAACAATCCTAATTCCGGATTTACCCCAAAACCAGTAGCGGGTTCTGGAAAATTGACAAAGGGCACCCCAACTGCTGACCAAATCACAGCAATAGACAGAGCAGCCGAAAGAACCGGTGTTTCAAGAGAAGCATTATTTGGTTTTGCTGCTCAAGAAAGTGCGTTTAATGACAGTGCAAAAGCAGGAACAAGTTCAGCGACCGGATTGATGCAATTCACAAACAGTACGTGGAACGATATGGTAGGCAAATATGGTACAGAATATGGGTTAACTCCTTCTGGTAGAAATGATCCAAATCAAAGTGCAATGGCGGCGGCGCTATATATGAAAGAAAATCAAAGAACATTAGAAAGATCTATAGGAAGACCAGTAACTACAACAGATTTATATGCAGCACATTTCTTGGGTGCAGGAGGCGGAGCACGAATACTAAAAGCCTCCGGCAATGCGGTAGCAGCCGATGTAGCATTGCCCAAACAAGTTGCAGCAAATAAAACAGTATTTTTTGATAAATCAGGAAGAGCAAGAACGGTCGATGAAGTGTATGGATTTATGCAGCAAAAAGTTGAAGCCCCGGGAATAACATACGCCAGCGCATTTCCCCAAGGAAGCGGAACAAGAGGGGGCTAAGCTAACCCCTTTACTTCACGTAGAATATTAATAAACATTATTCCTTGCTCCATAGCATCATCTAATCCAGTATGTGTATAGGGCAGAGTGCTATCAAACCAATGTTTGGGGAATGTATTTTTAGTGGTTTGCTTAAAATCTGTTTTTAATAACGCCATAACATATGATTTAACATCTAAGCTTTGATATCCAAAAATACATTCATCAGTGAAATATTCCATATACCACCTAATAAATACAAAATCATAACCAGCGGGATACGCAACAAAAATTGGAGGGCCGTATTTGGCCATATCTTCAAGCCAAAGTTTATATTTTATCATTACTTCCTTTGGATTTTCGGTGTTGGTGGTAACTCGAGCCCATGCTAGTTGATTTTTGGCCCAAAACTTCATAGTATCTGGGTGTTGAACTGCGCCGGGCAATGGTACTAAATTAGCTTCAAATGTCCCTAAAATATTTTTATTAACATCAAGAGCAACGCTACCAAAGTTCAACATTGAATGTTTTCCTGGAATGGGTCCATCTGATTCAACATCAGTGCTAATATAAATTTCTTGATTCATAATTTACTCCTTTTTTAAAACTTATACTACTTTATTAGTTCAATCAAGAATTATCTACGTATATTATTTTATTAGCATAAATATTATATAAACAGGATGCTCCATGGCTAATAGATTTCAGCGTAATAAAATTTTTATAGGATTTTCAACAGTAAATCAAACCGTGCCATCTACTCGATTATATGATATTGACCTTGTTAAACGTGATTTACAAAACCATTTTATGACAAGGTTGGGTGAACGAGTAATGAAACCAACTTTTGGATCCATAATTTGGGATTTATTATTTGAGCCATTTACCGAAACGGTCAGGCAGCAGGTAATATCTGATGTCAGGCGTGTGATAAATTCTGATCCAAGAGTTGAGTTGGTTGATTTACAAGTCAATAACGAAGAATATGGAATAACCGTTGAAGCAATTTTACAATATAATCCTTTTGCAGTTTTAGATACATTATATGTAAGATATGTTAGAGAAAATTTTGCTACCGATAGCGAAAATACTACCAGATTTAGTGAAGACAACAATAATTAATTATAATAGTAGTTAATTTTATTAATATAAATATCATAATATTATAAAAAGGTCAAATTTATGAGCCAAAGCGTAAGACAAAGTAATCTATTCGCCGCCGAAGATTGGAGACGCATTTATCGAGCATTTTTAAAAGTAAATTTTACTTCATATGATTTTGATACAATACGGCAATCACTTGTTGAATATATTAGAATAAATTATCCAGAAGATTTCAATGACTTTATTGATAGTAGTGAATTTATTACTATTATAGATTTATTGGCTTGGCTTGGCCAATCATTAGCGTATCGTGTTGATTTAAACGTTAGAGAAAACTTTGTCGATACTGCTGAACGTCGTGAATCAATAATACGACTTGCCAACTTATTAAGTTATAGTCCCAAAAGAAACCAAGCATCTCAAGGTTTCTTAAAAATTATAGGCGTAAGAACAACATCAGATGTTATTGATAGTAACGGAACCAATTTAAACAATATTAAAATAAACTGGAATGATCCGAACAATCCGGATTGGGCTGAACAATTTGTATTAATAATGAACAATGCTTTCTTAACAAGTAATAAATTTGGGCAACCAGTACAGCAGGGAACCGACCAAAATAATGTAAGAACACAAGTATACCAACTCAATACCACAGTTTTATCAAACCCCGGAATATTTGGCTTTACCAGTAATATTGATGGAATTTCTGTGCCTTTTGAAAATGTTAATATTTCATATAGTGATGAAAATGGTTTTGAAGAACGAGCACCCAATCCATTTGATACTTGGCATTTACTTTATAGAAACGACGGACAGGGTAATCAATCAAAAAACACCGGATTTTTTACTTATTTCAAACAAGGCACACTTCAATTTCAAGATTTTAATATAGAAATACCTGTTGAAAATAGAGTTTTAGATATTAATACCAATAATGTTAATGAAGATGATGTATGGGTACAAACTATTAATGATGACGGAAGTGTTGATACCAACTGGGTTAAAGTTCCTTCGGTTGCCAATTCAAATATAATCTACAATAATGTTCCCAGAAAAGAAAGAAATATATTTTCAGTTGAAACTCGTATAAATGATCAAATTTCAATAAGATTTTCTGACGGACGTTTTGGTAATGTTGCGTTTGGTTTAACTCGAGTATACCATAGAGCCAGTATAGGCCAACGTTTGACTATCAATCCAAATAATATTCAAAATGTTGCTATATCAATACCATATATTACGCAAAATAATTTAAGAAAAACTCTTACATTATTTTTGTCATTACAAGAAACAATTACCAACGGCAGTGTGGCAGAAAACAATCAAGACATTGCCATAAACGCCAGTCAAGTTTATTACACGCAAAATAGAATGGTTAGTGGGGAAGATTACAACGTATTTCCACTAAGTAATCCGGGAATATTAAAAGTAAAAGCAATTAATAGAACATATTCAGGACATAATAGATTTATTGATATTAATGATCCAACAGGATCATTTCAAAATACAAATGTGATAGGTGACGACGGGATCGTATACCGAGAAATTGATAATATAAGGCAAGAAGTATTATCTAGTGACAACCTAACACCAGAACAAATCTTGTCTGTTACAATCAATAATATTTTTTCTAATCAAGTTTTTAAAAATTTTATGATAGATGCAATTCTAAATTATGCACCGTTGTGTCCCGAATATAATAAGTTATTTGTACCATCATTGCCTTTTCCCGAAGAATTAATGTGGGATAGAGTAACCGGAACAAATGCGTCAAGTACCGGAAGATTTGTAAGTAGCATTAACGCATTGCCGGTTTCGCCAACTGTTAATGCCATTAATGTTGGGTTAGCCACACCCGCAGGCAATGCTCTGGATTTAATTTTAGAAGGATCACTATTAAAATTCAGAAACGCAGGATGGGTCGCAGTTGATTCCATATTGGATAACGGAGTTGGTTCCAGCAACGGATTTACTAACGGATTTGGCAATATTCGTTTAAAGGAGTCCGTTGAAGAAGGCGATATTGTTGAATATGTGTTGCCCCCAATAAGATATACACTATCAACAGATGAAATAGAATCCATACGATTGCAATTGGAAGCCAATGCAACCTTTGGTGTTTTTTATAATATCAGTTCTCAACGATGGGAAATTTTAAATTCCCCAGTCAATGGATTTTTAGACTCTTTTAATTATTGCGATACGGCCAATAAATGGATGGTGTTATTTGAAAATAAATCATCGGGCGGTGTTCTATGGGTAATAACCGCAAGAGGTATTAAATATATTTTCGAAAGTGAAGAAGATGTTAGATTTTTCTTTATAAATAGATTTAGAACAGTATCCAAAGAAACTGGTCAGTCAAGAACTGATGAAATAACCGTATTTAAAACCAACCCAACATTAGAAGCAGATGTTGGAACCAAAAACATATTTTCAAAAACAACACAATATTTTGTAGGAAATATAGTAAATTACAACAATACATTATACCAAGCAATAGTAATAAATGGTCCCGGGCTGTTTAACCCATCGCAATGGCTTTCAGTATGCCCGTCTCTGGGCCGAGACATCGCCATAACTTTAATAGATAATTTTACATACCCAGACGGATACATTGAACCAAGAAGAGTAGAAGTTTCATTTAGAGACACAGATCAAGACGGAATAGTAGATGACCCAACCATATTCAATAATTTAATATTTGGAAATGCTGATCCACTAACTATTACCGCAAATAATATTGTTTTTTGGGAAAGATATATTTCATATGATGGTTATGAAAATCTAAGGCCAATTTCCAATGTAAAAAGATTCGTTGAGAATTCATTGCAATCAGCAATCAATTTAATGAATGATAACTATGTCAATCTAGCAACAAGAGCATCCTGGAATAACGGCGATATAGCCGTAGCAATAGATGAAACCACCTTAGAAGGCCAAATCTATAGATTTAGATTAGACAATGTTTATCAATCATCTGATGTAATACCTGCCGGATTTGATGTGGGTGATACCAAGGTACCAGGGGATCAAATAGTTCGAGATCAAGAAGAATTTACATTTGCTATTGGTAGAGACGGAATTGATTTTTTGTGGCAGCATTTTGCTCCAATTGACCAAAGAATTGATCCATCCAGAAGCAATATAATTGATTTATATACCCTAACGTCAGAATATGATTTCCTTATTAGGCAATATCTTAATTCCGACGAGACCGATGAAATAGAACCACAAGCCCCAAGTTCCACACAACTTGCAATACAATACGGTGAGTTAGAAGAAGTACGTATGATTTCGGATCAAATTATTTGGCATCCCACCAAGTATAGATTACTTTTTGGTATTAGAGCCGAAGAAGAATTACGAGCAAGATTCAAGGTAGTTAAATTATCCTCCGCCACGTTAAGTGATGGGGAAATTAGAGCACAAATTATTGCAAGAACAAACTCATATTTTAACGTAAATAACTGGGATTTTGGCGATACCTTTTATTTCTCAGAATTAGCAGCATTCATACACCAAGGGTTAGCATTGCAGATAGCATCTATCGTACTAGTTCCTGTCAATGATAATTCAAGATTTGGTAACTTATATGAAGTTAGATCAGAACCAGATGAAATTTTCATAAGTGCAGCCACAGTAAATGACATAGACATAATACCGGTAAATACAGAAACAGCTTTAAGAGTTAATAGATAATGGTAAACTTAAATAGAAATTTAACACAAACTAATCCATCAAATCCCGATGAAATCACAATCGTCAAAAGAAGACCATTAGAATTTTTACCAGCAATATTTCAAACCGATGTTTTGCGAAAATTCTTTGCATCATCGCTAGACCATGCGTTTCAACCACAAATTTCAGAAGAATTAACAGGATATATAGGTGGAATAACTTCGTATTATGACCCAATCCGTGATTTTTATTTAGCCGAACCAAATGATACTAGAGCAAATTATCAGTTAACGCCAATTTTAGTAAGTCGTAATTTAAAAAGCAATGAACTACAAAATCAACTGTATTATGATGACTTAATAAATTATATAAGATTCAAAGGCGGCAATACAGATAACCATAATAGATTGTTCGAACAAGAATATTATAGTTGGTTACCTCCAATAGATATTGATAAATTTATGAATTTTAGAGATTATTTTTGGATGCCTCTTGGCCCAGAAACATTAATTGTAGATGCGCCGTCAAACATTTATCAATTTCTAGGAGAGAAAGAAGGTACTGTCATTGTTGATGGTCAATCAATAGCACTTTCAAGTGGAATGAAATTATTCATTGTAGACGATACTAATTATGAATTAAACGGAACTGAGGTAATAGTTGAAGGAGTTGGACGAGAAATAATATTTGTTTCGGATTTAACTATTGTTTCTGGTTGGGATTTGGTTGCATGGGATACAACCAGTTGGGATGCAGTAGGAAACGTATTCTTTACTCCGGATTACACAACCATAGAACGCGGATGTAGTGATAATAACCAATGGAGCGTATCTAATCGTTGGTTTCACAGAGATGTAATTAAGAATTTCTTTACTACATCTCAGCCAAAAACACAGGCTTCTAGACCCATAATTGAATTTGAGCGAGATATAGAATTATGGGGATTTGGCGATGTTAGCCGCGGTACTGTTGATTTAGTTATTACAGCATGTACTAATTTTTATAATGTCATGCAGGGGCTGAATCCCGGCTGGGCCGCAAACCCTTGGTCGCAGGAAGATATAGGATGTGGCATACTATTGTCGGGCTGGGATAGTATTTGGCCGCTGCAATCAACCGGATTCAGCGAAATATATGTTGTTGATGAATTTGGCGTACCAGTCCAAATAAGAGATGGAATGCGTATTTTATTAATCGACGACCAAGACCCTGGCGCGCGAGGAAAAATAGTTGAAGTTACCGGTATCGCTATTAATGGTTCAATAATTTTACAATTCGTCAATAACGGTCTTGATCCAGTAGCCAATCCGGTATTTGGCGAAACCGTTTTATTTAACTCGCCTTCCGGATTAACCAGAGTATATTATTTTAACGGCATTGATTGGGTGGTTGGCCAAACCAAAGAAAGAAGCAATCAACCGCCCACATTTATGTTATATGATACGAATAATATCAGGTTAAGTGATTTAAGTGTATATCCTGCATCAAATTTTGACCAATTAAACGGAAGTGAAATATTTGAATACAACGTTGACGATGATATTAATTCAATATTAGATCCAATATTGGGATTAAGGTTAATAAGAAATAATTTTGATGAAATTACCTTTAAGAATACATTGGTTGAAAAAAGATTCAGCTATATTGATTCAGCAACCAAAGAAAGTATCCCAATAGATGGGTACTATTTCTGGCGGATTAAAAATCAAGATAAAAATAAAGAAAAATTTAGCAATAACTGGCATTTAGTCCCAGAAAAATCAAAACAATTTTATGTTCAACGTTTTACAACTATTGCTGGTTTAGTAGAATATCCATTAGATATTCTACCTTCATTGCCATATACTAAACGAAACAGCACTATCAAGGAAAGTATTATTGCAGAACTTGACGGTCAAAAATTAGTTTTAAATGTTGATTACACGATTGATACCTCAAATAAACTGTTAATACTAACTAATTCAACAACCAATACACAAATACTTATTATTAGAATACTTAGTGACGAAACACCTGTTAATGGTTCTGGCTCTTATTCTATTCCATTGAACTTAGAAGCAAATGCAGATAACGGAGAAGTTGGAATAGCAGGATTTAACCAATTGTTTGAACACTTTTATTCAAATATTGAAGGGCAATTGAATTTGATTGGTAGTCAGTTTAGTAGAAATAATTATAGAGACACCAGTAAATCAAAATATTTTGGCGAGGCAATACTCCAACATACTGCGCCGTTGTTAAAAACCATGCTTATTGCTGCTGATACCAATATAGATATAATTAATTCAATCAAATATTCTGAAAGAGAATACGTACGATTTAAAAATAAATTTATACAAAAAATCACAAATTTTTATAATTCGGGTGAATTAACAGAATTTGATACTTCTGATCCAAATTCAAACACAGTAGATGAATGGATAAATCAAGCATTGGAAGAAATAAACATTGCTAAAAACGATGAATTTCCGTTTAAAAATACCGGAGCAGGCCGAATAACAGAAATACTAACTGAAAGAACTTTTATTCCACCAACTCCTGCATATTTGGGCATTACGCCGGTGTATGAACCAAAATACTACATAGATGATACATATGAAATTCCGGTAAGATTTATAGAAGGGCATGATGGCAGTTTAACTCCCACTTTTGACGATTTTAGAGACAATGTTTTATTGGGATTAGAGAATAGAATTTATAATTCTATTTTAGATAAATTTAAAACAGAAAAATTACCCAATCTTTCAAAATTTGATGTATTGCCTGGTAAATTTAGAAAAACAACATATTTACGAGAAGAAACATTAAAAATACTACAACCAAATTTTGAATTATGGGTAGCACAGGCCGGTGTAGATTATAAAACCAATAACGGTGTTGTTGAAAGTGAATTTGGATTAAATTACCGTTTAGTAAGAGATAGAGACGGCGAGGAATTACCGGGCAGTTTTAGAGGAATTTATGATTGGTATTATGATACTGACCGGCCGCACATAACTCCCTGGGAAATGTTGGGGTTCAGTATTAAACCAACTTGGTGGGAAACCGAATACGGCGTGGCGCCATATACTTCCGGCAACACCAAATTATGGAGCGATTTAGAAGAAGGATTAGTTAGACAGGGACCCAGAGCAGGGTATGATTCACGATTCACTAGATCCGGATTAAGCAAATATATACCTGTGTCAACCACTGGTGAATTGTTAACACCCAACCAAATAGGTATGTTAGAACGTTTCCCAAACAACATTGAAGGATTGGCCGATTGGGCGTTTGGCGATAGAGGCCCAATTGAATCCGCATGGACCAAAAGTGAATTTTATCTATTCGATTTATTACAGGCATATTTCCTATTAAGCCCCAACAAAACGATTGAATTGAACTGGGACAATAACGAAGTTTCCAGAGTTTACGAACGATTTACTGATAATACAGATGAACAAATTATTTATGATTCGTATAAATTACGTCCTGAAAATAAAAATGTAGTAATGCATGATGAAACAATCGATACAGCAGAATCTGTTACAAAAAACAATAATCTATTATTTTTTAACGATTTATTCAGAGGTTTTGGTGTTCAACAATATATTTCAAGTTATTTGGAATCACAAGGAAAAAGTATTAGTCCCAATTTTGGTGATTTAATAAGAGGTGTGGGGGTACAACTAGGGCACAAAGCAGCGGGCTTTATCGATCAAGAAACACTAAGATTAGATAGCGATAGTTTTGGCAGAGTGCCCGTTGAAAACGTTGAAATAGCAGTATTAAAAACCAATTCAATAAAAGAAACTTTTTACGGCGGCGTAATTGTAGAAAAAACAAACAAAGGGTATAAAGTATATGGATATGATTTATTAGATCCAGTATTCAATACTATTCCGGGAGATACGCAAGGTAAAAAAACAAAAGTAGGCGTTGGCATTAACGGCAATCCTTTTGAAAATTGGAACCAACAAACAAAATATGTAAGAGGTGATATTGTTTTTCTTGAAGCAAATAACCAATTTTATAGATGTTTGACAGATCATATATCTACTGCGGTATTTCAATCAGACAAATGGCAACGGATTAACAAACCACCAACACAATACCAATTAAGTGTTATCAAATATTTAACACCGGTTCAAGGAAATCCAATTCAACGGGTTGAATACGGATCTGAATTGCAAACAGTTCAACAAGTATTCAATTTGCTAATTGATTATGAAAGATATCTAGTTAATGAAGGATTTATTTTTGATACTGTCGTAGATGAAGCAAATGACACGTTGGATTGGACTTGGAGTGGTAAAGAATTTATGAGTTGGGTGATTGGTAGCCCAGAAGAAGGTGATATAATTGCGTTAAGTCCATCATCGCAAAAAGTAAAATTTAAAACAGATTTTGGGCAGGTTGAGCCAATAGAACAAATTATCAGAGGCGTATATTCGTTGGTTAACCGAGACGGCGTTACAATTAACCCTAGAAATACAGTTGTATCAAGGTTAGAAGGCGAAGTCGAAATACGCCCAATAGATGATACAGATCCGGAGTTATTACTGTTCTCAACTAGGTTGTATGTAACAGAAATAGAACATAGCATATTAATAGCAAATACCACCATTTTTAATGATATCGTTTACGATGCACTATTTAATATAAGACAACAACGTCTCAGATTGACTACAATAAGAGCGGGCGGGTGGCGTGGTAGATATGATGCACCCGGGTTTATTATCACAGAAAATCAATTATTACCCAACTATGATAAATTAGCAGATCAGTTTAGATATATTTTCGATATTAATAAAGATAATTTGGTTGAAAAAAATTGGAGAACGTATGGGTACCACAATATTGGTTATCAAAATCGAGAATACTTAGACCAATTAATTATTTCAGAAAAAAGCCAATTAAATTTCTATCAAGGCATGATAGGTGAAAAAGGAACTAAAAATTCGTTTAACAGGCTATTACGATCTGAATTTATTACCAAAACGAGTGATTTGTTTTTCTATGAAGAGTGGGCATTTAGAGTCGGTCAATATGGTGATTATGATAAAAAACCCAGTTTAGAAGTGTTATTTCCACAAGATACATTTAAGCAAAATCCCCAAAGAATTGATTTTGATTTAATACCAATACCAGAAGTAGTTGAAACGGGAACAGTTCTTCCGGAAATGCCCGAATCTGGCAAAACTTATTTTTTCAATAATATTGAAAATCAGTTATACGCATGGGACGGAACCAAATATACCAAAACATATGACTGGGATTCTGTAATCGCAACAGAAAATACAGATAATCCATACGATGATATAACAACAATATTCACAGTAACTAATGATACCGGAAGAATAGTGGGCGGGGACAGCAGATGGCAGAGAAGACCCGACACCACTGTAACAGATTTGGGCAATTGGATTTGGAATACAAGAGAAAGTGAGTTTGGTAATGAAAAAGATTTACCAAATGCTGGGTACGCCAAAATTGATGAAGCAACATATTATGCGTTTAATGCCGCCGCACTATTAGATTTACATAATCAAGAAAGAAAATCAACCATAGGTTTTACCGACGGTGAACGAATTTGGAATTACAACACCCAAGGGTTGTATGGTTTTGAAGTTTCTGGCAGAGGCGTAACAAAATATGCAGACAACTGGAGTATGTTTAGAGTAACATTAATGAATAATGTTAGTCCAATTGATATTCAACTTTCCGAAGACCGTGGTAGTATGATAATAACATTCAACCAAAATGTTTCTTTGTTTGACCAAAATGGCGACCTACTTGTTTCCGGTAGTTCCATTATCCCGGATGATATATTAGATAATACAACATTCAGCAATAATCTTCCACCAGAGGGAATTGTAACCACGTCTAGTGTTAGTAATTCATTTTTTGTAACAACATCTGCTGGGTATGCCGTAAGCTCAAGAACACAAGTTATCACAACAACCGTTTCATCCTCGGTACCCATAGAAGATTCAATATTCTCCGCATTTTCATTTCCGGTTGTAATACCTTCAGCAGGTACTACTACAACTAGTTCAAATTCAACAAAATATTATGTAACAAGTTCATCATTTGTTACACATACTATTACAGAAGAAAGAATAGAATCAGTTGAAGTATCTATCGTGCCAGTCAGTGTTAACTATTCGCCATTTATTAATCAAGCAACTTGTGAATTTAGACCAGCATTTGAGGACAATGTTTTCGTAGTTGGTGCGCCATTACCCGAAAATGACGAGAACATAGATCTGGGGCCAACAGTGCCAACATCAGCAATACCCGTGCCCCCAAATTCATTCAATATCATAGATATCAATGATGTTATCACATTACAGTCAAATGACAGTGTTCCGCTGCCATTTGAAGGATCCTACGTAGTTGAAGAAATTATTTCGCCAAATCAAATAAGAGTTCAGAGACCGTTGGGAGTTGAATTAGATATCAGCGAAGATGATTTTAATGATGATTTAAGAATAATATCAACGTTTATTTTCAAAGAATTACGTTTCAAAAATACTGACGAATTTAATTCAATAACAAATTCAATATTATATAGAAACGATTTTTTCAATAATTTTGATAATGAAATCTTTTATATAGACGACGCCAGAACGCCCAATGAACAAACGCTAATACAACCATATTACCATGTAACACAAACTGCTGATTGGGATAATAAAGTATTTAACATATTGAGAATACAAGAGAATAAAGTCAATAATAACACCATATTCAATGCTCTTATATATGATAAAATACTAAACAAAACCATAGTTACATTATCATTGTATGACCCATATAAGGGCGTCATACCCGGCATTGCTGATAACGAAATATGGTACAAATTAGATTTTGACCCTGCAAAATATACGGTGGGCGACTCCACATTTCACCAAATTGATGTAGATAAAGCTTGGAATAACGAGCAGGTTGGTAGATTATGGTGGGATCTAAACAGTATTAGATATTTGGATTACGAAATATCCGATAACGGGTATAGACGAGAAAATTGGGGGAGGCTAGCCCCAGGGTCTTCAGTTGATATTTATGAATGGGTTAGAAGTTCGTTGCCGCCGCTAGAGTATCAAATTCAAGCAAATCAAAATACAAATATACCAGGAAATGTTATCAGTAATTTACCGTCCGGCGAGATTTTTAGTCCGGTAAATCCAGCATACTCCCAATTTAGAGAATATGATGAAAAAACAAAAACTATCAAAACGTTCTATTATTTCTGGGTTAAAAATAAAATAACATTGCCAAATGTTCATTTTAGAAATATTTCTTCATCAACTGTAGCAAATATAATCCGTAACCCAACTGCTTCTGGTATTAATTGGTTTGCCCCAATTAATACAAATTCAGTAGTAGTTGGGAACGTTTTTGAATTTTTAGCAAGTGATAGATCAGTATTACAAGTAAATTGGAAAACAGACACGCAAAATACCGGCAATTGGCACAAACAATGGCTCATGGGGCGAGACGGTGACCCGTCTTGGGCTCCGGAAGAAATAATTTATAATAAAATGATAGACAGTTTGGTGGGATATGACAACACGAACCAAGTTGT